GGCCGTCCGTAACTCTGTTTAACTTCAATTAAAATTGATCTGCTCATATCATGCTCCAGTATTTATAACGGTTATAAAATCTATCTAGTAAAGCCGCCAGTGTTTAGCGGCTATCTATATATATCTTATAGCTTGGCGGCTAGTATTGCAACCGCTGTTTGTAGTGCGTCCAATTGCGCTTCGTCCTTCTCTTTTTTTATCATGCGTGAGAGTACTTCAAAAGCTAGTTTAATAGCAGGATCGATAGTGGTATCAGGTGCGCTAGTCTCTGCGCTTTCTCCGCTACCGTCACCGTCACCACTGCCACCTTTTGCGGTGCGCGGTATAACATCGACTAGCTTACCATCTTTGACTGTTAGAGCTAAAGGGTTTTTGTCGCCGTTCTCTTTGCGTACCTTTTTACTAATGCGGTTCAATTGGGCGCGATAGACCGCAAGAGCCTCTTTGTTATCCTCTAAAGCTCCCCAAAGAGCAAGGATGAAATCTGCGCCACTAATGCCGATAGTATCAACAACACCGACACCGCTCAGGTGTGCCATAACTGCACTCGTTGTTAGCTCAGTTACCATTGCTTTATTTTTTGTTCCCGCTTTTAATCCGTTGGCACATTTGATTGCAATTTTTAGGCTCATTTCAGTATTGATTGTTTGAGTAGTCATTTTAGTAATTCCCGTAGTGGTTAAAGTTATTTAGTTTTTTAAGTTGATAGGTGCATACTGGACTAGTTGAATCCCTATGTCAACACCCCATAGCAAAATAAATGAAATTAATTTTATAACCGTTATAAATATTTACATAAGGAGTCTTGAGTAACACACAACAAAAGATAATACAATAGTTTATTTAAACTAGCTGTGACTATAGAGACTCAATAGCGTCTAATAGCTTCTGAAGGGTTTTAAAAGGAAATAGGATTAATCATAAAGGGTAGGGATAGAATGGCTTAGAATGGATTATATGAGGTTTTATAATCTTGTAGGATTCCTTAGACTATATAAAAGTATATTGCAAGGTATTAATTTATATAGTCTTTATAGTTTAAAGCTATTGATCTTTGAAGGCTTTGGAGTCCTATCACACTGTACACCAGTTATCAAGCTATTTAATTTATTTAATTTGGCACACTTGATAGACTTTAAAGGTATTTTCTGCTAGTGATTCAGATCTGTTAAATTTATGTAGCCTTTAAAGCTCAGGTGTGATAGGCGGTCGTTTGACCCGCTTAAAAACGACTATAAATAGTAGGCTGTCTAGGCGGGGCAGGTCGCCATACCCCATCCCCCCCATATATACACAATGTTATACATTTTGAGAAGGTTTAGAGTGTGTACCAGATTGGGGCGGGGCTTTAAAGACTATACAGGAAAGGGGTTGGGGAGAAGATATTCTTTTTCCCCTTGTTGAAAAGGGGTCTGTAGATAGGTAGCCTAGAATGGCTATATAACCCTGAGGGCTTAATATCTATTATAGCCTCAGATTCGCAATCTGTCAAGTACTTTCGTACCTTTATTTAACAAATAAGTAAAATAACACTTGACAAACCTCCATTCTAGGGCTATAATGTAGTACATGACAAAGAATAAAGAATTAACAACTAAACAACAGTCCTTCATAGATAACTTAGTAACCTGTAATGGTGACACTAAGCTTGCAGGAGAGATGGCAGGGTACTCAAACTCTAGCATCAATAGCGTTGTTAAAAGCTTGAAGACTGAGATACTAGATCTAGCTACAAACATCTTAGCGCAGAGCGCCCCTAAAGCCGCTTTAAAGCTTGTACACATTATGGATAGTGCAGAACCTATCCCACAGGCTAATATGCGTATACAGGCCGCACAGACCATCCTAGACCGTGTAGGATTAGGCAAGACAGATAGGCTAGATGTTACTGTTAATACTTCTGGAGGTTTATTTATACTTCCTGCTAAGACAGAAACAGTAATAGAAGGTAATTATGAGGAGGTCTAGTAGCACTATTCCTTTTGGCTATAAGCTAGATGAGAAGAACGATGCTTTACTAGAGCCAATCCTTAAAGAGATAGAGGCTTTAGACATGGTAGTAGATTTAATTAAGAGTGAATCATTAAGTCTGCGCGAAGGATCTATATGGCTAGAGTATCAAACAGGCCGCAAGCTCTCTCATAGTGGTTTAAAGAAGATAGCGTCTAAAGATGCAAGATGATTGGGATGTTAATCCTGATAACTACCTTAAAGACGAAGAAGGCAATTTCGTACTCAAGGTTGACGGCACTCCGCGTAAGAAAGCAGGTAGAGCTAAAGGGTCTAAAGGGCGTGGTTATACTTATCACTCAAAGACTAAAGCAAAGATGGATGCAGAAAGAACAGTAAAAGAAAAGAAAAAGAAATTAAAGGCGGCTCAAGCTAAAGTCGATAGTTTTAAGAAGTCCATAAGTACAACTACAAAGACTCTTAATAAGTTAGAAGGTACAGAAAGCTCTAATGTCATAGAAGACGTTGAACTAGCATCCTTACCTTCTTCTTTAGCAACTGAAGCTCAAGAGGATGTTATCTTCAAGGCCAACGAAGGCCCACAAGAAGACTTCCTTGCCGCAGGAGAAACAGATGTTCTCTACGGTGGAGCGGCAGGAGGCGGTAAGTCCTACGCTATGTTAGTAGATCCATTACGTTACGCCCACAGATCCGCTCACAGGGGTCTAATCATAAGACGCTCTATGCCAGAACTTAGAGAGCTTATAGACAAAAGTAGAGAGTTGTACCCGAAAGCATTTCCGGGATGTAAGTATAAGGAAGTAGAGAAACTTTGGAACTTCCCAAGCGGTGCAAAGATAGAGTTTGGATTCTTGGAGCGTGATGCAGACGTATACCGCTACCAAGGACAAGCATATAGTTGGATAGGGTTTGATGAGATCACACATCTTCCTACAGAGTTTGCTTGGAACTATCTTGCATCGCGGTTACGGACAACTGATAGCGCAATTACATGCTACATGCGTTGTACAGCGAATCCGGGCGGCGCGGGAGCTACATGGGTTAAGAAGAGATACATTGACCCTGCTGTACCCTGTGAGTCCTTTGAAGGGGCTGACGGCTTAACACGGAAGTTTATACCCGCTAGGCTACAGGATAATCCTTTCCTAGCAACAGATGGAAACTATGAAAAGATGCTGAAGGCTTTACCGCCTACACAGCGTCAGCAACTCCTAGAAGGTAATTGGGATGTTGCAGAAGGTGCGGCCTTCACAGAGTTTATTCCAAAGCTACATGTTATTACGCCTTTTGAAATACCAGTACACTGGGAGCGCGTAAAAGGAATTGACTACGGTTACGCATCAGAGAGCGCCTGTATTTGGGCGGCTGTTGATCCCAGTGATGGAACATTAATAGTATACAGAGAACTATACCAAAAAGGATTGTTAGGTACAGAGCTTGCAGAACTGATTACAAACATGGAGATGCAAGACCCCTTCTCAGTCCAAGGAGTGCTTGATACAGCGTGTTGGAGCCGAACAGGTACTACAGGCCCAACGATAGGCGAAACGCTTCAGAGAGCAGGACACAAGCTCAGGAGAGCAGATAAGAATAGGATACAAGGAAAGATTCAAATCCACGAATACTTAAAAGTCATGCAAAGCGGTAGGCCCAAAATACAATTATTTAATACATGCCCGAACCTGATACGCGAACTACAAAGTATTCCTCTGGATAAACGCAACCCAGAAGACGTAGATACTCATGCACCTGATCACGCTTACGATGCACTACGTTATCTGATTATGTCACGACCACGCATCAACGACACGATAAGTCAAATGAGACAGTTTCATCGGGAAAGATTATATAGCCCTGTAGACTCAACATTTGGTTATTGAACAAACTAAAATAAAAGGAATGTAATTATGGCACAAGTAAATATTCGTAAAGACGTAAATGACGCATCAAACGCAATTGATGTACGTAGATTAGCCGCTCGTGTAGATACGACTAATCCAGATCAAGAAGTAACCACTACTAATGAAGTAAAAGTAACGACAGCTACCATCGCAGTTACAGATGACACAAACACTATTGTTACGATTGCTCAGCCCGCAGGAACAGTCCTAACTAACTTAATCGCTTATCCTCAAGGTAACCTCGTTACTGCGGGTTCAAGTGGTAATGACTTAGACATCTTTATTGGTACTGCTTCAGCAGGAGCGCAGTTACTCGCCGCTACAGCCGTTCTAGATGACGGTGGAGCCGCTGTAACTTGGACAGCTAACGTACCTTTATATCTGATTGAAAACTCACACGGTAAAGCGGCTAACCAGTTTGCTACTACCGGAGTTGGCCCTAAAGGTGGCCCCGCAACTACCGAAGCTATTGTTATTGCAGGTGCTTTGTACTCTGCCGCGGCTCGTAATGTCTTTATTACTTTGCGACCAATTGGAGCAGACCTTGCAACTGCCGCTACTACTGTTACTTATATTGCTCAGTTCCAAGAACTCTAAGGAAAACTTAAATGAGTGAAGAAGAGAACGGTTTATTCGGAAACGCAGGTGAGATTTACTTTTCGCCAGTAGAAGGCGAGAGTGGTCTTGACCTGACCCTTGAAGAAGCTGTACGACTCAAATTTGTAGGCTTGGTAGAAGATCGTTTTGCACAAGCAGAAAGGGCCAGAGAGCATGATGAAGCTCGATGGCTTCAAGCCTACCATAACTTTCGTGGACTTTACGGCAAAAGCGTAAGGTTCCGAGAGTCTGAGAAGTCTAGAGTCTTTATTAAAGTAACTAAGACTAAAGTCATTGCGGCTTTTGGTCAGCTAGTAGATGTTATCTTTGGTACAGGTCAGTTCCCGATAGGCGTTAAAGAAACCAAAGTTCCTGAAGGTGTTTCTACGTATAAACATTTAGATAATGCTCCTAGTATTGAAACTTCTGAACCAGAACAAAAAGAAGAAACGCCAGAAGAGGTTGTAAACCCTTTTGACGTAGGCTATGAAGGTGATGGTAAGGTTTTAAAAGCAGGAGCTACGTTCTCATCAGGTGAATCAGCGTTAGAAAATGCTTTAGACGAAGCAGGTGTAGCGTTTAAAGATGGCCCTAACCCTGATCCACAGGCTTTACAGCTTGCTCCGGCTAAAGATGCCGCTAGACTTATGGAAAAACTAATACATGACCAGATCGAAGAGTCTAATGGCTCTTCTGAACTGCGTAATGCGTTGTTTGAGTCTGCGTTGTTTGGCACAGGAGTTGTTAAAGGCCCATTTAACTTTAATAAAACTCTTAGTCGTTGGGAAAAAGACGAAGAGACAGGCGAAAGAACGTACAATCCGCTATCAGTACGTGTACCGCGCATTGAGTTTGTAAGTATCTGGGACTTCTTTCCAGATCCTAATGCAACAACAATGGAAGACTGCGAATACACTTTTCACCGCCACAAAATGAACCGCTCACAGCTTAGAGGTCTAGCAAAGCTACCTCATTTCAACAAAGATCAGATCCGCGAATGTTTAGTTATGGGATCTAACTACACTGAAAAAGACTATGAGACTGAATTGAAGGACAACCACCACACAGAAGAGTACGGTGATGGGCTTTTTGAAGTATTGGAGTACTGGGGCGTAATGGACGCACAATACGCTAGAGAAGCAGGAATGGAACTCCCAGACGAGGTAGACGATTTAGATGAAGTACAGGTTAATGCTTGGGTTAGTAATGGCAAGCTGTTACGTGGGGTTGTTAATCCATTCACTCCGTACAGACTCCCATACAATGCCTTTCCTTACGAGCGTAATCCTTATTCTTTCTTTGGTATTGGCGTTGCTGAGAATATGGACGATTCGCAACAAATAATGAATGGTCATGCACGTATGGCTATTGATAATCTTGCGCTATCTGGCTCAGTAGTCTTTGACGTTGATGAGTCTGCCCTAGTAGGTGGACAATCTATGGAAATATATCCCGGAAAAGTGTTTAGAAGGCAGTCAGGAATGCAAGGTCAAGCTATTCATGGCATTAAGTTCCCTAATACAACACAAGAAAACTTGCAGATGTTCGATAAGTTCCGTCAGCTTGCAGATGAGCAGACAGGTATACCTAGCTACTCTCACGGACAGACAGGCGTACAGTCTATGACTCGTACAGCCTCTGGTATGTCGATGCTACTAGGTGCGGCAAGTCTTAACATTAAAACTGTAGTTAAGAACATAGATGATTTCTTGTTACGTCCACTAGGCAGATCATATTACCAGTGGAACATGCAGTTCTTTGAAGGCGAGTTAGCTATTGAAGGTGATTTAGAAGTAAATGCAATGGGTACAAACAGCCTCATGCAAAAAGAAGTACGCAGTCAGCGACTAACAATGTTCTTACAGACTGCTCAGAATCCTGCTATTGCACCGTTCGTTAAGATCTCTAAGATTGTAAGTGAATTAGCTTACAGCCTTGATCTTGACCCTGATGAGATCCTTAACGATCCAGAAGAAGCGGCAATGATGGCACAAATTATAGGAGCGCAAAATGTTGGACAAGCAAATGGCGGCGAAGCTGTCGGCCCTGACGAACAACAGGGAGCTATGGGAGGCCCTCAAGGAGCATCTCAACAACCTCCGAACCTTGGAGCTACAGGCACTGGCGGTGGCAACATCGGAACTGGAACTGTACCGCAAGCAGGGGAGAGTGAGTTCTCTGGCTAATTTGCTACAACTGAAAGAACAAATACAAGAAGCCAAACAACGAGCAGAAGGTTCTTAGATATGAATAAGATGTATAACATGGGCGGTGAATCCGTTGACGATAAGCGTTACATGAAGCAAATGCAAAAACGTGGCGCGTATAAAGACGGAGGCACAATCCAAGAACTTGAAGAAGCTCCTGAACAATTCATGTCTCCTGAAGATAAACGTAAAGGCAAAATGTCTGGTGGCATGATGAAGTATGCTGAAGGCTCTATGCTTATGCCTCCTGAAATGGGTATGGAAGGTGACATGCCTGAAGACACATACGACAACATCCCAGAAGACGAGATGGCTGAAGCAAAAGCTTCACAGCTACCAGATGCTGAGATGGAAGAAGACTACGTAGGCTATGTACTAGGCGAGTCTTTAGATACAGAAGAGCAAGAATATTTAATGGGCGTTCTAGAAACTGACGAACGTCTAAGTGGCATCTTTGATAAGGTCATGGATGTTGCAGGAGAGTTCTCTGGCGAAGGCGAAGTAAAAGGTCTTGGCACCGGAGTATCAGATTCGATTCCCGCAAGGTTATCGGACGGTGAATTTGTTTTCACTAAGAAGGCTACCGATCAAATGGGCGCTGATCAGCTACAAACTATGATGGACGAAGCTGAGAAAGCCTATGACGGTGGTTTAATGAAGAAAGCATTTGGAGGTCTAACAAGCGAAGACGATATGGATTCGTATGATAGTGAAGAAGAGGTTAAGAAACAAATGATCTCTGCTAACCAAATGCCAAGTATACGATAAAGCTACTTCAGTTCGCTGAACCCTTTATTATTTTTTTACCTAGAGGCCACCTTGAAGTATCAAGACCCTATATTACAAACGCGAGTAATATAGCCACCTTGAAAGACTAGCAAGCCCCAACAGGAGTGTGATCAATATGTCAACTGCAAACGAACAAATGGAAGAACCAACTGCGAATCCGTATAACTCTAAGAAGGACTGGCACACACCAGATGCCCCAAGTAGAGGTAAAGCAGATACGCTTTTCTTTGAAGAACCTTCACAGGCCACCCGCTCTGCGGCCCCTGAACAAGCAGAGGCTCCCAAAGGAAATACAAATTATAAAAAACGATACGATGATCTAAAGAAACACTACGACCAGAAGATAGCTGATTTTAAACAAAAAGAACTACAGCTTACAGCGATGGCACAAGAGACGCAACCTGCGTATGCCCCGCCTAAGTCAACCGAAGAACTTGAAAGTTTTAAAGCAGAATATCCTGATCTATATGAAACTGTAGAAACCGTTGCACACTTACAAAGTGAACAGCAACTACAAGCTTTGAAAACTAAAATGTCTGTTCTTGAAGAACGAGAAGCAAACATTCAACGTAGAGAAGCGGAGACTACACTGCGTTCTCGACATCCTGATTTTGAGGATATACGAGGCGATGACAAGTTTCACGAATGGGCTAAGGAACAACCAGAAGCAATTCAAGGTTGGATCTATGAAAACCCAGACAATGTTTCATTAGCGATAAAAGCTATTGATCTTTATAAGATGGAAAATGGTATTAAAATTGGAAGTAAGCAGAAGACAAGAAAATCACAAGCCCCCAAATCTTCAGCGGCAGACATGGTATCTACGAGAACTACTCAAATAGATTCCAAAGAGCCTAAGATTTGGTCACAACGGGAAATCACTAAACTGTCTATGGCTCAATTCGACAAGTATGAAGCCGATATTGACCTAGCTATTATGGAAGGCAGGATAGTAGATTAAATATTATTGTCTTTTTTTGGAGTAACATAACATGGCTTTTAACACATCAGACGCTCTATTTGAGCAAAGCACAGACACAAACGGTAACTTTGGTAACTCAGTTACTGGTCAAACTAACAGCTTCTTCCTACCCTCAGTCTTTTCTAAGAAGGTTCTTAACTTCTTCCGTAAGGCATCGGTAGCTGAAGCAATTACCAACACTGATTACAGTGGTGAAATCACAGGTTTCGGTGACTCTGTAAAGATCATCAAAGAGCCAGTAATCACTGTAGCCGCTTATGAGCGTGGCGCTGACGTAGCTCAGACTAAGCTGACTGACATTGAAACTACTTTGATCGTTGATATTGCTAACGCATTCAAGTTCAAAGTTGATGATATTGAAACAGCTATGTCTCACGTAAACTTTAAAGAAGTTGCATCTTCATCTGCCGCTTACGCTTTGCGTGACGCATTTGACGCAGGTGTAATTGCTAAGATGTTTGCAGGCGTTTCAGCTTCAAGCCCTAACCACATCCTTGGTAGCGACAGTGCTACTGACCTAGCCGCAGGAACTCTTGACGGCACTGGTAACTTGGATATTGGTTTCGGTTCTAACGAGCATGATCCTTTGGATGTCATGGCACACATGGCGCGTCTTCTTGACGAGCAAAACATCCCAGAGGAAGGACGTTGGTTCTTGGCACCACCTAGCTTCTACGAGCAACTTGGACAATCTAGCTCTAAGTTAATGTCTGTAGACTTCAACGCCGGACAAGGTGGAATCCGCAATGGATTGGTATCTTCTGGTAAGCTACGTGGTTTTGATATGTACAAGTCTAACAACGTACCTGCTACTTCTAATGCCGCAGGTCAGATCCTTGCAGGACACATGAGTTCTACTGCAACGGCTCAGACCATTACAAGCACTGAGGTTCTTCGTGACCCAGATAGCTTTGGCGACATCTGTCGTGGTTTGCACGTTTATGGTGCTAAAGTTTTACGCCCTGACGCACTTGTTTCTGCGTTCTACGGTATCGACTAAGTAAGCAATTAGAGAAGGGGGTGTAAAAGCCCCCTGATCTTTAAGAGGTTATAATGGCAATACTTGGAAGCAATACAAAGCCTGTAATGATACAAGGCAGAAGTAAAGGAAAGATACTAGGCGATACAGGAAGTTGGTATAAGCCAGA